GCAAGCAGCTAGGTGATGAGATGAGCCATAGGAAATTTGCCGACGCCCGCCGCGGTGTGCTCATCCATCGCGTGGGGAGATGGGGATTGGCCACTCGCATTGCGACCGAGAGGTCCAACTACCGACTGCCAATCCCCACGACCAAGCCTTGCCCGTAAGGAGACCGGACCTTGGCCATTCCTCATAAGTCATTGATTTTGTTGGGGTCCCTCTCTAAGCCTTTGATTTCATTGCGGGTAGCGCACGAGCGCTTGCCATGACTCTTGTAAAATGTAAAATACCCGTTTACACTCTTGTAAAATGTGGAATTAAAATAGATGGCTGCGTTCGTAAAGAAGATTGAATTTGCTCGCATTCGCGGCGTGACGCGCCAGCTTCTGACGGCGTGGCAGGCGAAGGGGCTGCTCGTTCTGTCTGACGATGGCCGGGTGAATGTCGAGGCGTCTAACGCTCTGCTGGATGGTCGGCCTGAAATCCACAAGGGCGGCAAATGCTCGGCTCCATCGCCGGAGTCCGTCAGGAAGGCAGCCAGCGCGAGGAAGCCAGCGCGGACAGCGGAGACTCGGGCCGTTGCCGTCGTCGCGCCTACGCCCCCCGACGATGATCCAGATGAGCGGTGGACAACCGCCGAGGCGATCCGGCGCAAGGAAAGCGCTGTCGCGAAGCTCAAGCAATTGGAATTTGAGCAGCGGGCTGGTCGGCTGCTGGATGCAACCGAGGTTGATTCGACCTGGCGGGGCTATCTTACGGACCTCCGCAAGCGGATGTTGACGATTCCGTCGCGCTGTGGCGCACGATTATCGCACTTGTCAAGGTCAGAGGTTGCCGTGATCGATAAGGAAGTCAGGGACGCGCTGCAAGAGCTTAGCGGGGAATCGCTAGAATGAGCGCATCTGAGGTTCTTTCTTTCGTGCGCTTGGCATTGATCCCTCCGCCTCGGCTCGTCCTATCGGACTGGATCGAGAAGCATGTCGTCTTGCCGGCTGGTGTGACTGCTCGACCTGGGAAGATGCGGCTTGATCCATATCAACGGGACATAGCGGATTCGCTGTCAGACCCTGAGATCGAGCGCGTCACGCTGGTAAAGGCTACCCGTATTGGTTTCACGCAATTGATTGTCGCGGCAATCGGCTCCTATGTGTCCAATGATCCAGCGCAAGTTCTAGTCGTTTTACCGACCGAATCCGATGCCCGCGATTTTTCCGTCTCCGACCTTGAGCCGACCTTTGCCGCGACGCCGGTATTGCGTATGGCATTAAAGGTCGATGTCGGCGAGACGGATCGAAACACCATCTTGTCGCGGCGGTTTCCCGGCGGGTCTCTAAAAATAATTGCCGCACGCTCGCCGCGCAACCTTCGGCGACATACGGCTAGGCTGCTGTTTATCGATGAGGCCGATGCCTGCGAAACTGGCCTCGAAGGCAACCCGATTACCCTAGCTGAAAAGCGAACTGATACATTCCCTGATCGAAAAATTGTCATCGGATCGACGCCGATCTTTGAGGACACGTCTAACGTCATCAAGTCTTATGCACAGAGTGATCAGCGCGTCTATGAGGTTCCATGCCCGGAATGCGGCGAATTCACAGAGATCAGGTGGGAGCACATCAAATGGGATGAGGGCAAGCCAGAGACCGCGATGTTTGGTTGTCCCCATTGCGGCGTGATGATCGACGAAAATCGCAAGTTCGCGATGGTCTCCGCCGGGCGCTGGCGGGCGACGCAGCCAGATGTGAAAGGCCACGCGGGATTTCGGCTTAACAGCCTGGTCTCAGTTCTGGCAAACGTCTCATGGGCGAAGCTCGCCGCGCAATGGCTGCAGGCGAAGGACAACCCGGCCGACCTGCAGGTCTTCGTCAATACCGTGCTCGCTGAGCCGTGGAAGGAATCCGCGCCGGAGATCGATGATCACCTGCTCGCCTCGCGCGTTAAGCCGTTTGGCATCGAGGAAATCCCGGTCGAGGTTTTGATTATCAGCGCGGGCCTCGACGTGCAGGATGACCGCATCGAAATCACGCTGCTCGGCTGGAATCGCAAGGGCGAGATTTTTATCCTCGCGCATTTCGTTTTTTGGGGTAGCCCAGATGAAAACAGCCTTTGGATCGAGGTTGACGACTTTTTGAAATCGCGCTGGATTCACCCTTTGGGCGGACAAATCGGCATTGACGCCGCGATTGTCGATAGTGGCGATGGCGACTGGACGCAGAAGGTTTACGACTTCTGCTTCCCGCGAGCCTCGCGCCATATCATGGCCGGCAAGGGTGTCGGTGGCAGCCGGCCAGTGATCGAGGCGTCACGGGGTAAGGTGAAGGGCGGCGGTCGGCTTTGGGTTATGGGCGTCGACGTCATCAAAACGCAGCTTTTCGATAGGCTTCAACGCAATCAAATGATTAACTTTTCCAAGGATTTGCCTGCTGTTTTTTTCGAGCAGCTTTGCGCCGAGCGCCGCATCACCCGCTATTACAAGGGCCGTCCGATCCGCCGTTTTGAGCCGATCTCCGGGCGGCGAAATGAAGCGCTTGACTGTGTGACCATGGCGATAGCCGCCCGCGCCGCGATAAAGCCGAATCTCGACCAGAGAGAAGCAAATTTGCGCAATAAACCTGAAAAAAAGCAGCCGCTTTGGGCGCAATTGGCGAGGTGAAGTGCCCCGATCTATTAGGATCGGGGCTCGTTGCGATGCATCGCGGGGAGAGGCGAGGCGAAGAGGAGCGGGGCGTTGCGGAGCGTGGCGGCGCGGGCCATCCTAGATTGGTCTCGCCCCGATCTCGGTGAGCGCGCCGGCGTCTCTTGGATGACGGTTCAGCGTTTCGAAAATGGAAATTTAGGGGGCGTGTCGGAACAGGCTATTGCGAAGATGCGCGGGGCTCTCGAAAGCGCGGGCGTTACCTTTCTTGATGGCGAGGGGGGGCCGGGTATCAGACTGCGGGACATCGGATCAGTCAAAAAACCAACCCGACATAAAATATAGAGCTTGACAAATGTGAAGCAACAAGCCCATAAAAGAATAACGTCGCTTCGCGCGCCCAAATCTGGCCGATGTGACAAATCCACAAACCATACTCGTGAATTTCGCCAGCGCCCAGTGCCAATGGGCTAGACGACGGCGGAAGCAACAAGAGTTTCGACCGTCGCTGTAGCTCACCTGGATAGAGCAGTCCCCGAGGGACAGGTCGCGGGTTCGAATCCCGCCAGCGTGTGGCAAACCGGTTGCAAACGGGGCGCTCGGTCGGAAACATCTTCGAACGGCGGCAATCTCTCACCCTGAACCCTTGCGATCAAAGCGGGATTAGCCGTCCGTTCGGAGTAAGTGATGGCTCCTGCGGATCGTCATCCGTTTTTGCGCGGTTGGATTGGCACCAACATATCGGTCGCTATACACAACCGATCCACTCACATGCGCTTGCTTGCGCGAGGAGCCATCTCTCGAACGATATAACGTCGCGTCCGTAAATTCAAGGATCACCAGATCATGCAAATGGAAGCGTCCACTTACATTGTCGGTCAGCCTATTGGCGGTGGGTTTTTGGATGAAATTGCTGGAATGTATGGTCTCGTCCGCCGGTGGCCGGATGAGGGGATTGAGGTCGACGCTAACTTTCGCGAACGGGTCTGGAACCGCATGAGCGATCCGTCATCGGCGCAGATATTTAATGTGATTCAAGAATTACACGACAAACTGCTATCTCAATGGGCCGACGGATCGTGGTGCGAATTAGTCAACACGTTACTCGCAACGACGCCCCGTGGAACTTCTCCTTAATTTAACGGATTTCGAAGCCAAGGCCCGCTCGCTCGGGGCCGCCGAGTCGCAGGTCCCTTACGCGCTCAGCCGCGCTCTCAACGACGCTGCGAAGGTCGCGCGCGTTGTCCTGACTGAAACAACATGGCCAACCTCCGTCAATGCGGTCAATAAGAGCTTCATCAAGGCGGCGCTCGTTACGAACTTTTCCCGAAAGGACAATCTCCGCGTCGAGATATTCGACCGGCTCGGGCGCGCTAGCCTTTGGCGGCACAACTACGGCGGGACGAAACTTCCGAAGGGCTCAAACCTCGCGATACCTGTTAAGGGGAAATTCAGCCGAGGCACGTGGGGTATCCCGAAGGCGCAGCGTCCACGGGCGCTGATAGCCGCTACGCCTAAGAGAGCACTCCGCATCACGCCAAAGGGCATATTCATCGGCCAGGGTGGACGGCTCGTCTTACAATACAGTTTCAAACCGATGGCTGTCCAACCCGCTGACGTGCCGTTTGAGCGAGATTTCACCGAGGCCATGCGGCGCGCGGTCGAGGCGTCATTCCCCGAGCGCATGGCGCTGGCGATGAGAACGGCGCGATGAAATTGAAACTTCCAAAGCTGCCGCGCCTCAGCATCCCGCCACGGAATACCGCGAAAGCGCCATGGGTTCCGAAAAGCCATGTTCCCTGTGTTCTTTGCCGCGCGGTGCGCCGGTTGATAGGCCGATAGGAGCGCGCGATGCGATTTGATCCATCACGCACCATGCTTGCGGGCATCCCGCGTCCTACTCTCGTGC